AATCTATTAGTACCCACTTGCTCTATCTCCTTTTCCTATTGTTCACTGAGTAATCCACAATCATGTTGTGTAGAATGTGCTGATTCAAGTATCTGCTTGAGTGATTCATTGCAAGACTCATGTTGGTTCCATAGCCTGAGATATTCAGAGCTGGTCTTTCAACTAGACTCTTGCTTCTCCAGAAGAAAGAACCCCAGTCTCCCTTAGCCCAGAGAGAAGAAGAAGACATAGTATCAAAGAGACTCAACGAAGTATCCTGGGAGTTATTGATGAAGTTCTCTTTGTAATCATAGTTCACTTTGTAATTGAACCACAAGTGATAGTCTTCAGCGTCTATCTCGAAGATGATCTTCCTAAAACGCTTCCAGTACCTAGCACCACCGTAGCTATGGAACGAGGTTTCTATGGCAACTGGTATGTCGATCCCATCAAAAGAGGTTCCAGAGTCCATCTTGTAGACATAGTTAGTAGAGGACACAAAGTACTTCACTATGTTCCCACTAACATCTTCCCCAGTAACCACTTCTCTCACCGGGATCTGATACTTGCAGAAAGTAGCTCCAGCTAACTTACCCTCTTTATCAAATGTGAAGATCATTCCTGAGCCATCTTCGAAGAAGAGCCGATACTGGTTACTCTCTTTATCTATCATAGAGCAAGTGATCGTTAGCTTCTTACTCTGGAAAGTTTTGTTCACCTTCTTGGTCAGAGCTACTGATTCAAAATCTCCGTACTTATCTGTAGACTGAAACGAGAGAACCCCTCTGTCATCTGCGTATACTATGTCACTTAATGCCCTCTGTATAGTACCCTCGATAGCTCCAGATGACCTAGAGAACACCTTAGATGTCATAGTAAAGTCTGCACTAGCTTCTATCCTGCTGTAGAATACCTTGATACTGTTCCTCATAAAACAGATCATGGTGTCCTCTGGTCCTTCTGCGAAGCCTACTAAAGCATCTCCAAGGACTACTCCAGCCCCGAATCCCCCAGAGAAATCTGTAGGAGAGAATGAAGCTGACATGAGTAACTGTCCACTAGCGTACCCAAGTACCACTCTATTAGCCCAGACCATAGTGAAGGATGGGTACTGACCCGCATCTGCCATCTCTAGTATAGCTATGTCGGTTAGTACTGTGCAGGTAGTCCCATCCCAAATCCGAGGTAAAGAAACCCCATCAACTAAGATCAGAACTGAAGAACCACTATCAAATCCATCTATACGGTAGTCAGCCCCTTTGAGTGTTCCCCCGGTCCTCATAACCTCTGAAGTATATGTAGCTGACTCTGGGGCATTTGGAGTGATATTGGTATTCTGTACCCATCCAGAAGCGGAGTCGTTGTAAACTTTGTTCCCAGCTTTAACGTATATCTTGTGATCCTCTGAGAAGTATGCTATGCCACTTGGTTGGTAAGCTAGAGAAGGGGGCTTGATAGTAGCCCTCTCTAGTTCCCTAGACCTGTCATCATAGTTGATTGTGCTATACCCCGGATCAGAGTAGGGGAGTGTAGGAATGTCATAGTGACCAAAGTATCTATAAGAGCCTATGTCTATCCGGATTGCATCGAAATATCCATAAGTAGAACCTGTGTTAGTTGCTGGAACAGTGGCTCCGATAGTGAGAGCATTGGTGTTGGATACTAGCGCATCAGTTCCTGTAATCTCTGCTGTATCGAAGGTGCCATTCTCTATGAGAGTTTCCCCGTTCACTAAAAGCCTAGTGATTCTAGTTCCAGCTACTACTTTGCTTGAGAGAACTACATGGTATTCTCCATTTCTCTCTATCTTCTTAGAAGTAATTACAGTAGTGGTTGATGGTGCTACATCTGAGATGCTGAAAGCAAACCTTAGATCAGTCCCATCACTATCACAGTAGACTCTGAATACTCCAGTCTTATTAATAAGAGTAGAGTCAATTGTTTCATCTATTAAGAGTCCAGCTTTGAACCTAAAGTCTACTGTAAAGTCATCTACAGAGAGGTCTATAAGACTTGTTGGATCAGTCATTGAGAGCCCGCCAACATGATTGTTCACGGAGAAAGAAGTGTCCTTAAATTTAGGAAAGAAGGAGTGTGTCTCTGGCTCTGTTACAGAAGTACTTGTGAATATCTCAGAACTGTTTAAATCAATAAACCCAAGAGTCCCATCTGACTCAAGCAAGACCACTGTATCATTGTTCAGTAGCCCATAATCCCTTAGTATAGGAACATCTATAGTAGAAGCCAAGGTAGTTCCATCATACCTCTCGAACCCTTTCAACGAGACGTAGCCCTTTGCTGGCCCGTCTGCTTCCATGTAGTTCTGACAAGCAATGAGTTCCCCTGGTTTCAATTCCAGTTGGGTCTCAGACTCGTTTACTCCTCCAGTAAACTGGACTATCTGGTCCCTGACCTGTGGCATTGTAATCTTGTTGGGTCTCATTACGCTATCGGCCTCTTCTTAATATATCTCCCAGGGACTTCTGATCTCATCATTTGCCCAAGCATCTGAGAGTACTTCATAGAGTACCTTTGCTCCAGCACTGGTTCCCCAAGGTACGAAGCTAGCTCAGAGACGGCTCGATACACAATCAGCATATGCCATTCATAACGAAAAGTAGGAGTATCGGCATTCGAACTCAGTGACTCTAGTTTCTTAAAGTAATTGAAGTCTACTACATAAGCATCATTGAGTTTATTGAAATAGAGGTCTTGAGAGCTAGGGATTATCGTGTACGCATAGGGCTGACTCCCGGTGCTCTGCTCTGTATCTGTGAGTGTAGCGAAGTTGACCGAAGATACTTCGATTCCCTCTCCATCAGTAAATGCTCCGTGAACATCTTCTACATAGAAGTACCCAGCAGCGTCCCCTCCTGCGAAAGAGCCAGACGACAGAGTAACGTCAGAACTGATAGTCGCAGTAGCACCACTAGTATCCCCAACGATGTCTACTCCGATTTCTAGAACTCCTACTCCACCAGAAGTAAAGTTTATCTTGTAGTCATTCTGGCTAACTGGTGTAGTCAGAAACCTATCGTAAGAATAGAGGCTAAGCGGGGCATTGTCATACAGCAGCATGGACTTGTCATGATATCCAAAGTCTGTCAAACCCCAATCCGTAGATGGACTATAGATTTGCTTAGTACTGTCTATCTTAACAAAAGAATGGGAACGCCTAAACGTAAAGTCTGGACGTTCCCTTTGAATGTCTTCCCATGCTTCCGATACTGCTTCAGCTACAACTAGCTCGAAACCAGTAGCGGTGGATACTGAATTGAATGCTCCACTTTCTCCAACTAGACGATATGTAGATTTACACATATCCAGATAGTTCATAGTGGAACTCCTTAGTTAAGATTATACAACATAGCCCCAAAGTTCAATAACGATCATACCAGCAGTGTAAGTACCTACCACACCGGCCTCACCATTAATAAGGTAAAGGTAACTGTCAACAGCCGGAGCTGTGGTAACATTCACTGATCTTCCTTTGACCCATGCACCATTTGAATCCAGGTTAAGAACATACCCAGCCAAGCCAGAGGCATCAGCATCATATGCACCAGTAGCAGCAGTAGACGTAGCGAGGTTAATGTCATCAGCCCCAGTAGCAGGGGTTTCAGCACAAGACATACGAGCTTTGAACAAGAGACCGTTTACAGCAGTAGTAACCCTACCAATATGGCAAGCCCCAGTGTCACCGATGACATCTAGATCAGTAGTTGTACTCTTGGCACCAGTAAGGTCTACATAGATCACAGTCTTAATAACGTCGCCAACACGGTTAGTTATTGCCCTATAGTCAGCAACAGTAGCTGCCATCACCGTAGAAGCACTCATAGCATCACTGGTGACATCTGCCACCCGATTTAGCTCTGTTACGCTAGCGGTAATGCCATCTAGTGCATTGAGTTCACTAGCAGTTGCAGTTACCTCAGTACCGTCTAGCCAGAGCCGACCGATACCTAATTTACTAATTGTATTACTCATCTCATTTCACCTTTGTTATTCTTTAAATTTTACTGCTCGTTTACCAGGGACTTTGGTTTCAGTCACCAAGGGTTCCGGTTCATTTGAAACTGTCTCTAGAGACAACTCGTTGGATCGTTGTAGAGACACTTCGGGTTCTTTTGGATTTACTATGATTACTGAGTTCTCAGGTACTTCAAAGTCTTCACCATGATTCAATACATCAGTAGCCTTAGCAGCATCCATGTAATCATGATAGAACTGACCCCGCTCATACTCTACACCGTAATTGTTGTAATGCTTCTCGGAAACACAGCAATACTTCTTAGCTTCCCTACGGTAAGCCACGTAGTACCCTACTCCATGTTTCTTTTCTACTTTAGCGTTCTTTAGTGCCATTGGTTTCTCCTCCCAAAGAGAGAACCCTGGCTCCGTTATTAGGCAGAGCCAGGGGTTAGATTGAATTACAGCTTATGCGCTGAACACGAACCAGTCAATTGCCACATCACCAGTGGCTTCTAGACCAGAGATCGCTTCGACCCCGGCCCAACCATCAGCTACGTTAAGATACACGTCAGCAGTGCCGACCCCAGCTACAGGAGCAGCGGTAAGCATGTCGTAATCAAACGCAGCAGTACCGTTACAGTCAGTCATGACCTGCGGACCAAGAAGGTTCTCACAAGCAGCGTTGTCTGCACCAAGCGTAGCCTGGACAGCAGCACCCTTCTGAGTACCGATCCCGAGCTCTGGGGTATCTGCTGTGTTGTTTCCACCAGTAGAATCCAGAGACACGTTTGCACCAGCGCCAGTGATAATGATGATATCAGTATCAGCAATACTAGCTAGATCGTTAAAGGAAAACAGAAGAGTACCAGTAGACTCGTTTGCATTTGCAAGAGCAGAGTCGTTGACACCGTAACTCTCAAGGCGAACAGTGGTACGCATTGCACCACCACCAAGAGAAAAATGATTTACATATTTTGCACCCATTGTATTAGTCTCCAGTTAAGATTAAGAAGTAGCAACCATGTTAACCAAACAAGTTGGCTGAACACACTGGCGACCATAGACAAAGAGAGTACGCCAGTATTCACCGAACGAATCCGGGATACGGAGAGTCTCAGTCTTTGTGATCTGAGCAGCAAAAGAAGCCGCCTCTTTAGTTCCAGCTACAATATAAGTATTGCCAGCTAGGGTATAGAGGTTGTTGTTCTGATAAACATCGGTACGATCAATCCTGCCAATGAGACCAGTACGAATTACACCAGTACCATCCCCAGTTACGTCTGCCCTACGAAGATCACCAAGCTTAAGCATGGAGCTGTACCAAGCAGGGACAACTACAAAGCGGCCCTCACTCGGAATATTCGCTTCGTCAAGAACTTGATTAATCTTCACGATGTAGTCAATCGCATTGATAGAAGTAATCGTCTCAGGAGCAGCAGCGGTACCGAGATCAATGTTGTTGCTGATAGCACCAGCAGTAGCACCAGAGTTATTCGAGTCCGCAGCAGAAGCCAAGTACTCAAGTACTTCCTGATCCACTTCGATCTTAATACGCTCAGCAGCATCCTTGGCAAACATAGAGACCAAGGGAAGGTCACTCTGAACCGCATCAATGTCATCAATACGGAAAGCAGAGTAGAGACCCTTGTCAATCCGCATTGTCAAGGAATCAGTCTCGGGAACTTCGTAGTTAATAGTAGTACCTACGGAGTAAGGAGAAGTCGAAATCGTAGGAGTCCTACGGATAACGATCTGATCGCCCTGAGCTTTGATCTGACCCTGATAGTCAGTATTAGTGATGCTAGTCCAAATCGAGCTAGCGTAGAACTGGCGAAGTACTTTATTTGCGTACAACTGGGGAATGAAGTTGTTACCATCTCCGCCCCAAGAACTATAATCAGCGCCAGCATATGCCGGAGCAGCACCCACGTTGGGTGGACGAGTTGATCCTACAGCCATTTTAAATCTCCATTATCGTTTGGCTGATCTCTGTTGCAGAAGCGTTTCATAGTACTTATCTATCTGCGCTTCTATCTTCTGAGCTTCAGCCGGGTTATCTTTATATCGGCCCCTTGCGGAGTCATCATAGAACTTATTGATAAAATTCATATCAATGTTCGATTTGTTTCCTGGTTTACCTGGGATTTCTACGCCACTTCCGGTACCAATCGGAGTGATATGTCTGTCGAGACTATTAGGAGCCTTAGAGCTTTGAGTATATCTATTAAAGAAGTCTGCAACACGAACAGCATCCCTGGCCGCTTCAGCTTTCTGCAAGTAATACTTACGAGTGTAAGTGTCACCCGGATCAGGCTCATTAAGCCAAGCTACGAACCTCTGATCTGCGTTAAGCTGTTTATAATTCCGACTCAGTGACTCAAGCCGACCAAGGAACACATCGTATTCCTTCTGTCGTTCAGCTACTAACTGATTCTCAAGGTCTTTCTGCCTCTGATTCTCGGACTGCTTTAGCTTCTCTTCAAGAGGTTTGATTCTCTTCTCTTCAATAGTTTTGACAGCTTTCTTTACAATTTCTAGCCCGTCTTGGCCAAAGACTCCAACTTCTTCTTCAGAGAACTGCCCCTCGAAAGGGTCTTTATTCTCTTGTTTCTCAGTTAGCATCTTCTCAAATTGGGTCATCCTCTGCATAACAGAGTTGAGTCTTTCTTTGAGATTAAGGTTCTCCAGTCGGAGACCATGTACTGTTGTATCGGTTGAGGCTTTATAGTTAATAAAGCGTTTCTTCCAATTGGTTCGTTGCTGTCTCTGCTCTTCAGTTGAAGAATCGAAGCCGTTTTCTTCGTCTTCTAGTGTATTAGTGTCAACTTCCGTTGCCTCTGGCTCTCTCAAGCTTTCGGTTACACTAGCTGCTTCTGTTACTTCTTCTGTGTCAGTAGCAGTATCCTGGGACACTGGGTTACTAACGATACTCTCAGCTTCTTCATCAAGCTTCTTAATAATGTCTTCAGCACTCATCTTGGTTTCTCTCCTTTGCTAAGTGATTCTTGTGAGCTACAATAGTAGGATTCACTCTGAGACTTGCATTTATGACAAGAACTCCTTTATTGCTAACAGGGCTTGAACATATCCCTGATACAATCTTGTATCCTCCCTCTGCATGACCAGAATCTTAGTCTGTTCGTCTATTGTCTGGTCAATAACACTAAGCAGAGACCTCATGTTCCCTGCTTTACTGTCGCTCCTCTCTATTTGGGTTGCCTTGATCTTCATAGGCTAACCGTTTCTTTCCATTCGCTTTGTTATAGTATCAGTTGGGGACTCACTTTGTGCAGTCTCTAAGTCAAAAGCCATCTCTCTACGTTGCATTAGATCAGCTTGCTCTTGTTCTGCCCTGGCTCTCGCTGAGTCTACTGTGTTCCTGCCTGATGCTACTCGTTCCCTAGTCTCTAGCTCTCGGCCCTTGTCTATAGACCTAGCCATCTCGGTCTTTTCTTTGAGATCAAGTTCCCGGTCTTTCCGCTTCATAGCTTCCATGTGCATATTCACTTGCCCCTGAATCTGAGTCTCAGTGGCCTTGAGGCCAATCTGATTCTTCTCAGAAGCCAACTGTATTGCTTGCTGTTGCTGTTGTGCAGCAGCTTGTTCCCGTTCCTTAGACTTGGTTCTGAGTTCTAAGCGAGAGGGGATCAGTATCTCTCCAATATTAATGTCCTGAAGCATTGTTCTGAATATCTCAGCCATACCCTCTTCACCAACGACTCCCATGATAGCTGGATTACCGGCGATAGCTTGTAGGAATTCCATTCGTTTGCCCTGCTCAGCAGCTTTGATTGTCAATGCAGCAGAGCCTTTGCCTACTACTTCGATATCCCCAGTGTAGTTCAGTTCTGGATATTTCTTAAGGTTCCAATAGAACTGTAGCTCTACTCTCGGGATTAGGACACCATGATCAATATGTCGTATAGCATCCTTAATGCCCTTGCTCGCAGATTCCAGAAGCATTGATAGGCCCGATGCTGTCTGAGCCGCTCCGCCGACCCTTTCATTTCCATAACTATACCTAGGAATACCTGTCGCATCATCTGCCCTTAGTTCAAACTCTTTATAAACGCTAAGTAACTCAGCAGCGATGGACGGAACAGTACTGAAAGTAACTGCTCTTCCTCCCGCACCAGTAGGATCAGAAGTAACTTGCCAAATCTTGAATGGAGTAATCTCAGTAATATCTCCTGCATCCGCTAGGCGGTCTATGTAAATCTCCGCCTGTGGGCCAGCAGCAGCACCCATGTTGTTTGCCAACGCTCTTGCTGTAGCGTTACACATCCTCTGCTCTGAACGCATGAGATTAGGTAGTGACCGACCCCAGAAAGAACCTGGACGATTCTGAAAAGAAGCTTTATAGTACGGACGCCTCTTCATTGGATCATCATTAAGAAGCACTTTGATTACTGTGTTGCCGACTAGTATAGCTTCGATTTCTACTTCATCCGTATCTTTCTTATTTACCAGCTCGGACTCAGGATATCCCCAATCTCTAACAGACTTAATGCTAGCTGGTCCATGAAAATGTAGAGCATGAATAATATTACGATTAGAATGAAAAGAACTACCTCTGGCTTCTTCAGTTGCTTTCTCATCTTCAATGTCAGTATTCCACCAGTTAACAAACTCCGGTGCAGCATACTCCTCAAGTATCTCATCTATCTCAAAATCCTTATATCCGTTCTCTGCCCCCAGGCCCTTCATCGAAACTAGATCTTTTCTCTCTAAACGCATATGCTCAATCAGAGCACCATCTCCAATGCGGTTAGCAGAAGGAGACGGATACATATCCAAGGGGTTCACTGCTTTATTGAAGAAGACGTAATCATCTTTCTCGACCAGCTTCCCTTGGTTCCAAGAGCACTTCTTACGTTTAGTAATAATCGGCCCTTTGAGGAAAGCTGTTGGATACACACAGAAATTGTCTACGAAGTCTGACAATGCTTCTTCCCAGTCTCCAGCGTCCAACTGATCCTCTATCATTTTCTCCATGTCCTTCATCTCGGACTTGGCGACCATCCTGATTTCTTCCCTAATCGTTTCCTTTACGTCTCTTCGAGCTTTGTTCATCTCCCTGAGACGCATAGCTACTTTAGATGCGGGGGTAGGTGGATTAGGTTTCTGAGATTCCTGGGGAGCCTGAGCGCCTTGGGAACTCTGAGGAGCTTGAGCAACAGCTTCTGGTGCTACATCGTTTGATGCCGGAGGAGGAGCACCTTGACCCGCAGCACCAGAAGTTTCTTTGGATTCCGCTTCTTTCTCAGTTTTCTCGAAATTAGTGAACTCTTCCTCTAGCCGCTTCTCGATCTCCTCCATGAGCTCTGGGCTGATATCCTCGACTACTGAGGCGTTTACTTCCCACGCTCTTCCATTGGAAGGCATTAGGATATCTTTGATCCAGCTAGCGCAGGCTCTGCACTTAGTGGAAGTAATATTCATGTAAATCAAAGAACCGCCATCTGATCCAATCTTAGCTAAGTCGGAGGGAGAATAGGAACCATTAAACGCACGAAGAGACTCTAGCATTTCTTCTTCTATGCCTGAGTCCCGTCTAGCTGTCTTGTTCAGCTCAAAGTTATTGATTATATGACCAGCTAGAGAAGAGTTGAACTGCTCCATCCTCTCTGCTTCAAACTCTTGAGTTGCTTCGAGAGCATTGTTTGATACTACCTCAGCAGCTACTTGTGCAAGTGTTTGAACAGATACTCCTTCTTTCCCCTCTATTACAAAGCTCTCTTCCATATTTCCTTCTGGTGTTAAGTTGTGTATTAATTGTACTGTTATAAAGTTCAGTTATATAGTAGCCGTAGTAATCAATTTCTTATACCCAGAAATAATTGGACTTAGCTACATTACGCTTCATAGCCATCTTTGGGGTATAAGCAAAGGTATTACCAGCAAAAGTTAGTGCAATAGAATCAGCTATATCCGGGGAATCTAAGCCACGCTTCTTCATATCCTTTTTCGTGGATAGCTGTATCTGCATTTTGTTATTATAGGCGTAGGTCATTGCAGCTAGCTGGGACTTTAGATCATCATTCTTAGGAAGAGACGCTCCGTTGCTCAACCAAGTCCTCATCTCACCCCAGAGCTGCCCTCGGAGGTTGAAGTAAGTCTTAGGATCAGAGGACCGAGTAGAGACTACGACCTCTACTACTGGGAGGCCAAGCTGCTTGCAGCGGTCATAGACCCCAGCACCGACACCAATAGAGTCAACAAAAATACGCTGTGGCATCCACTTACGGTGATAGTCCAAGACTCTCGCTGAAACTTCCATGTTGTCCAGGCCAGAGAATGTAGTAACGTCTAAGAGCTTTGGTCCCTGTCTCAACGTGAGAACCGTCTTATCACTCCCAAATCTCGCTACGTCCACTCCAGCTACTTTTTCAAAGTTAGCGTAGGAACCTTTGGGGAGATCGGATTCCATAGCTTGCTCAACGTAGTCCACTGGAATGAACTGATCCTCAGACGCTCTAGGGAACTGTGCTAGTACGCGGATTTTGTAGAAGTCACTATCTTCTCCATAGAACTCCGCCATTTCCGCTATCCACTCCGGCTTTACCTGAGAACTTCCAGCAGCATGGAATGTCTGGAGAACCCATGGGTTTATCTCTCGGTCGAAGATTTCATAGAAACGCCCAGAGTTACGAACTGGGTTGCTGGTCATTATGAACCGACCCCCGGACCCAGTACCCAAGGTACCGTACAGCAAGTCAAAGACTCCTTCATCAATACCGGATGCTTCATCAGCAAGTATAATGTAGTTCTCAGCATGACCACCCTGCAAAGATTCTTGATTCTCTGCTTTAGCCGTAACTAAGTGGGCTGCTTGAGTTGGGTTGCTTTTGAGGAAGACTCGTTCCTTAGTAATCTCAAAGAAGTCTTTGAACATCTCTGGCATCTTCATATGCCATTTGATAAGCTCTGTATTGAAAACTCGACCTAGCTGTTGGAACGAAGGAGAAGTAATAAGTATCCGACAATCGGGGAGGGTCAAAAGGAAGTAAAAACAAAGCCAAGTGAGACACGAGGTTTTCCCGGCACCCTGGCACGACTTGACGCAAATCCTGGCCCCAGGGGCATTTGCGGCCAATATCAGTGCTGACTGTTGCTCATCTGGTATAACCCCGAATAAAGAGTGGATAGCTACGAGAGGATCATCTCGCCATAGCTTTATCAATTCATTGTATTTCTGAGACGGGCTCATGGACCCAAGGTTAGCTTGGGTCGCTGGTACGGAGTAATGCTTAGTTGTCATCTGGGTATTACTCCTGAATTTCCCACTCTTCTGTTACGAGGTCGTCTGGTTCTGGAGAAACGTAAGTAACAACTCTGTCTCCAGAGACAATTTTCTTTGGCTCAGTTGGCCTCTCTGGCTCTCTGGTTTTCCCCTGGTTCCTATGCAGCTCCCTCACAGCCCCTGTCTTTGCCATGTCGATTAGATGGTCCAACGCTTTGTTTGGATCAATCTCAGTGACCTCGACCCGTTCGATAAATGCCCCGATGGTCTTGCCTAAGAGTTCGATGGTCTTCAAAATATGGGTCTTATTCCTAGGGTCTCCGCTTTCTTTTAGCTGAGAGAGCTGGTCAATCAGTTCGGACTGTACCCTGGCTTTACTGATATCCTGGTCAACGAAACGTCTCTCTCTAAGCTCTTTGATATAAGAAGCGACATTGGGAAGCGACCTAAGGTACATACCTCTGAGGGAACACGCTTTCTCGTAGTTGGGCTGACTTTTATTGGGATCATTCTTAGCATGGAGTAACCCAACATGGAGCCCAGACTCTTCCAACGCCAACTGGTTCTCTCCGGTGTGAGTGTAGACCCAAGCATAGATGGACTCTGCATCAGTGAGAGTGGTCTCCGTCCCAGAAGTTGAAAGTAAATCTAAAAACTGTTGGTTGATAAGGTTAGTGTTATGTAACACTTTAAGGGAATGCTGAGAACTGACTGAATTAATGGATACCAGGGCTCTGGTTTCTTTCATATTGGTCAAGTTCTTCCAACATCTAGTGGCGATAAGCCCTATGTTGTCAGTAGAAGTATTATATTTCTCAGCTAACTGAGTAACGGTAAGAGTCCCCTCGGTGTACTCCTTAACGATTTGCCATTGTTTTTCTTGGTCCAGCTTAGCTGGGTCTAGGGTTCTCTTTCTAGTCTTGGATACCAAAGCACTCTGAGCTTTCCTTGGCTTCTTAGTATTCTTTTTAATTAATCTATTCTCTAGAGCCATGGACTCCCTTAGGTCTTTCCTAAGCTCATCTATTTCTTTTTGTTCTTCTCCTACGAAAGCTAAGGACTCTACTGAGCTGTCTATAGTGTCCTCTGGTTTTCCCTGGATGACACTAGGGTTGTCAGAGGAATTCGATAACTTTTCAGTTGTATTTCTTTTGGATTCCATAGTACTCTTTTGTATATACATTATTAAAGCTCCCTCCTAATGGTTCTTTACTTAGTAACCAGTTCTATAGTATATACTAATGTATTCTATGTAAGTCGTTTTACTAAATTATATGCAATGTCTTAGTAATTCCAGGGAGAGTCCAGGGTAGGGTAAGTATAGAATATTTTTAGGTATCTGGGAGAGAGTGTGACCATCCCCCCGGTGACTCGGGGGGTCTCCCTTTCCCGCGACACCTTGGGTTCCCCTTCATGCGCAAGGCCCCACCCGGTGTAAGTGCGCGAATATACGTGGAAAGTGCATGGGTATAGCACAAGAAGATCAATGCCCTTGCACAAGATGTGCTATGTGTGCCTATGTATACGTGTGCATTTGCCTGTGTATCATGCGCCTTGAACCACGAAGTGGTTGTCTCTAGAGACGGATTGGCAGCCAACGATTCCCGATTTCTGGCTGGAAACAGGGTGCCCCGACGGCATTACGGCACTAGCGAGGAGAGCCGAAAGGGTACGACAAGTCAGGCACTACAGGTGAACCATGTGAGCTCCATGTGGGACTGTGCAGACCTCGGTTGAATTAAGTGGTGACATCCTCACCGACTGACCTGAACACTGAAAGCCCTTGCGTGGCGACATAGTAGGTGAACAGGGATGCATGATAGCGTGACAGGCTATCAAAGATTGCTAGTGCTAATACCAGTGAGTATGCCCTGGTATTGGCACTATGGAGTCTTTGACACCAAAGAACCAAAGAATTACGGAGGATACCATGAGCATAAACGACTTCAAAGCATGGGCATGTGCAACACCTGGACAGTGGTACTATGCACATGACTTGCAGAGGCAAGGAAGAATCATCAGCGATAGACTTTATCGTTATATCCACAGATAATCAGTGAAACCAAGGAACAATGGAGGCACTATGAAGAAGCACTACGCATACTATGACGCCCCTAAGGGCGTAGGTAATCACGGGTCATTTGACACTGGCGTTATGCCAAATGCCCATAAGAAACGCATGGATACCTGCACATCCCGCCCTATTCGCTTAGGCACTGTGGAACGTACTGCGAAGACAAGGAAGTTCATAGCGGCTAAGCGGGAAGTAAGCGTGTATTGGGATGATGTGGAGAACCAAGAAGGCCAAGTAATCGGTTTCAAGCGTAAACTGAATTTCAAGCGTATACACAATAACGTGGCTAACTGGACACCAGAGGTTACGAAGTAAAACCAAGCTAGAGACTGTCTCTAGAGACACCAAACCAACGGAGGAAACGCAATGGAAACTACTGCAACTACTGGAATCGTCCCGGCTTCTACTAGTGCCAAGGCAGCTAAGGGCAACTTCAACGGAATCGACTGGCTTACTGTATGCGTCAAGCAGTCCAAGGCTCAGGCCCGTAGCACTGAGGCGACTGAACAGGCATGGAACGCAACGGGAAGAATGCTCTGGGAGCAGGAATTGGTTGCTCTCGAAAACGATGGAACTCTCGACAAAAAGGACTGGATAGAGATGGCGAAGACGCCTGTGAACTCCTACTTGCAGCAGGCGCTGGACGCTGAAATCCCGGAAGTAGTGGATAAGGACGGGAAACCCTGGAAGACTCGGGATAAAAACGGTATCAAGTTTCGCTCCCTGCCGTACACTGCGAATCAATGGAAGTATCTTTCCACGATATTCGGTGCTATCTTTGTTGCTGGAGTGGACGAGGTATTCCCGAACGGCAAGATTCGGCCCAAGTCTGAACTAGACGCTATGCTGAAAAACCAGGAGACACCAGAACAAGCGGTCAAGCGTGGACTCAAGATTATTGAAGACAACTACGCCAACATCAGCAACGTAGTTGAGCTTGAGGCGCTGGTAACGTCTCTCATGGCGACTTACATGGCAGTCGGTGAGCATAAGACTAACGTGGAGGCTGTAGTTCCTACGGTTACGGAGGAGGTTCCGTTTTAGGGCCTTGGGAATCTGTCTCTAGAGACGATTGCTTAGATAGGAAATTGCCATAAATGACAAGAATACTTACCTAGGATTCTAGGTACTAGAGACAGAAACCCAAATTCAGACAAAGGATTGCTAGTGTACCCTTGGGTAACTAAGGGTACATTGCGGAGTTCTTTGGATACATTGGATTACTTAGGCTCTATGAATTAAAAAACCATAAACAGGAGAGAGCTAATGAAACACTATAAAATACCCCATATAACATCTATGGAACTTCTTGAAACATTTGTAGAAGTCTGTCTTATGCTTACTGTACCGTTACTTGTGGTTCTAGTGCTCTGGGTGATACATTAATACAGGAGGCATTATGAGAGTAGTTCATTGCAAAAAAGAGAAATATGATGTGTACATTGGAAGACCTAGTAAATGGGGAAATCCTTTTAATATCGGAAAAGATGGAAACCGTGAAGAGGTAATCAGAAAGTATGAGGAATACTTGCTTTCTAATAAGAAATTAATGAATGATATACATGAACTCAGGGGAAAAATTCTTGGATGCTGGTGTGCTCCCTTGGCATGTCATGGTGATATACTTAATAAGTATGCTAATAAATGAGATATTTAGATACACTTAGAGTGCCTAAGATTGGTGCAGAGCTTAGGCACTCTCTAGTGTAGCTAAGAACAACCTATATATCAGGAGGATAGCTATGAAAGCTAAGGTGATAGGTAAAGTGTCTCTGGAGACAATTCGGGGGATCAAGAGATACCAGCGCAAAAAGGTATTCAAGCGCCCTGGTTTCCATATGCCATTCGCTGGTCTTGGTTCTCTGGTTTACGGAGGCAGCTATGGAAAAGGTAAGTAGTGAATCAGGGGAGGCTTTGTGGCTACTAACTGACAAAGAATTGAAAACTCTTTTTGTTGCTACAGGATGTGTGAGTAAAGACGTCTTTAATAAAGGATTAGACGATTTCACACACAATTATGGAATAACTTATGGTGACACTGAAAAACTCTGGAATTTAATTGATGATATTTTACTAGAGGACAGACCAGATGAAGCGAGTTCATAAACACAATAGTATCCGAGTCGAACTGTCTCTAGAGACAAAATTCAACACCTACAAAGTACTTGGCTGGGAGTATGGACAGCTAACCAAAGAGCGATACAATATCCTCTCAAGAAGCCAAGCTGAAATCCTGTTCCAGCGTATTGTGAGTGAACTGGAAAGGAGCTGAAGCATCTATGAAGCGATTAAAGAAACGGAATCTCAGTGAGATACATAGAACTTCCATTCAATATCTAGTTGAGTGGGATTCAAAGACTGGCTGTTCAGCGAGAAAGCAGAGAACAGCTAAAATCCAAGTAGCTGGAGGCGACTATGGCAAAGGGATCACAGGAGGACATGAATGCAGCGAGCATGAGAAAGCGAACCACGGAACCGAAAACCAAGGCACTGAGGGCGTTCAAGTCGGACTCAGAGTTCCAGGGAGCACTGGACCGAAGACAAGGGTGCCAAGGACTCCGAGGGCTGGCGGTAAGGGATTACATGAAAAGCTGAAGAAACCACTGAAATCCAAGAAGAAACCATTGATTCCTGAGTGGAAACCGAAACCAGTAACTAAGAGACGGAGGAAAAACCATGCTTAACAAGCAGCAGATTGGTTATGTAAAAGAACGAGTAGACCAGATTACTATGTGTATCAATGGCAGGCTGAGCACCATTAGAAACGCTAAGGTGCAAGAGCTAAAGGATTCCGTAAAGGAGCTCAGCTTTGAAGAAGCTAAAAAGGTATTAAAAAGCGGTAAGTTTGAACTGGCTGATAGAGGTCGTCGTAGCTCTTACGAGATTGAAACTTATTACTCAAACAAAACCGACAAAGCAGGGCATTACAGTATTCGGCTTTGGATTGAGACCGAAGATACTATCAAAGTGAGCAAAAAGATTACTGCTTTAAATGAAGGGTATGAAGAACGTACTGCTGAGGTAGAACGTTATGCAAAACGATTGATAGATGAAGTGGTTCTCGAAATTATTCCGGTAACTGATCTTCCCGCTAAACTTAAGGAATTCAACGAGATGGAATTCTAAAACTCGGAGAATACCATGCCAATACACAAGCCACCGTAGTTGGGGTACTTTGGAATCTATTTAAAACTTAGTAGTACTTTTGGGTTTTACAGAGTACCCCTTTGCTGGAGTGGGCTTTGAGAACCATAGGCACTAGGCAAGAAAGTAAAGGGTTCGTTTCCATAGCTTGAGTGATATGGTTACGGCGTAGTGAACTGGCACTATGCAGGTTCCAGAGTGAACTAAGGTGTCTCTAGAGACAAAGCTGCAACAAGAGAAACGCAAGTAGCGGACGGAGAAACCTGTGTAAGCTTTTATAGTTACCCTCAGTACCCATGAAGCTCAAGACAAAGTATCTTTCCCGGTCTTTTAGGTACTAGAGATACCAGTGCCTTGTAATAGAGGCATTTAGTTTACTTTGAAAACTTTAGTGGGGCTAGGTACAAGCTCAGTTTACTGGGTTTCTAATCTAGCCCTACTGTAGTGGTCAAAGTGACCCAAGATTCCTAAGTATTCGGAGGTACTATGTATGAACATCTTGTGACAAGATACTGTGGCTTGTCAGCCACTATACTGACTGAGGTGACAGAGCGTTGTGTAGTGTCCAAGCGCCTTGGGTACTGGATATTTGTCTCCAGAGACAGATTTGGGTTTGTTCCACCTTTGTTCTGTGAACAAATCCGCGATCTAGTCGCTGAGGACTTATCATTGTTCCCTGGTGTCAAGAGCGTATTCGATGGATTCTACACGTTAACCCCTACATAAGCGGAGGAAAACATGAAAACTATTATAAGAGTATTCAAAAACATCGCATGGCTTCTTAATCATCCTGCAACTTCTATATGCCAGGATTTGAAAAAAAGAAAGTGTGATTATTGTGACAATACTGATGGGTGGACTCATTACCAATCAGTAGGAATGACGTTATGTAATAGATGTCTAAAACGCATTGCTGACAAGGTATTGAAAAATTAGATAAGCGGAGGTAACTATGGCAATCCCTATTGGACTAACCAGTGAAGCCCAGAAGAAGTTCTTGGTATCGCTGGCGACTTCCGGGAACATCTCCGTAAGATGGGAGCCATACTGTAATCAACCAAAAGCGACTATGACGAAACGGGGGCACTGTGAAATCACCTTACCGCCTCCCTCTGGCTACGATGAAGAGTTCTTTTGGTTTCTCAGTTTTCATGAGCTTTCTCATGTTATGGAGAAAATGCACTGGTCTTACTTTGAGCTGACCAAGCATCTGAATTTCGAAGACCAATTAGTGTGTCTTATTAACAACCTTTTAATGGACGTTCATTGCGAGAAAGCAATGTTCGGTAAATTCGACAGGATAGACCAGCTCTTTTCTATCGGACGGTTCTTGATGCACACTGGAAGAGCTGAGTTAGACCTTACGAAGAAGAGCAAGGGTGCCTATGTTGATCCCTTGCTCACTGCATCCACTGATCCCATTGATGAGCTGTTCTTGTCACTGTTCGCTTACACTGCTGAGTGCAGACAGAAATGGATGGGACATCCTATGGAAGCTCTGGATATGACCCAGTACCGTGGTATCCATAAGGACTTCTACGAAGCGTTCGACAAACTGTCTCTGGAGACAAGGATGGACTCAGTTCTCCAGAGCCCAGGTCAAGAGTCAGAGATACAGGCTGGTATCGTACTTGACTTGCTCAAACTCGTCGGGTATACTCCACCACCGCCAAGCGGACAAGGGAGCGGCAAAGGAAAGTCTCAGGAGGACCAGGGAAAGTCTCAGGAGGGCCAGGGACAGAGCCAAGGCAATCAAGAGAGCCAGGGAGAGCCTCAGGAGGGAGAAGGTGAAGGAGAGCCTAAAGAGGGCCAAGGGGAGGGCCAAGATGGCCAAGGGAACCAGAACAAAGATGGCTCTGGTGTCAAGGATCACAGTGGCACTCCTGACTCTGCTTTTGACCATAACCAAGGTGAGCATGGGGGACAGCCCACTAACGCCGAGGGAAACGAGAAGCTGATTGATGCTAAGTGGGAGATGAAAGACAAGCAGATTACCTCAGCTCAACTAGAGACAATCAAGAAAGCCATAGCCGTTAAAATGACAGCTCCTATGGAAGAGACTAAGGTTGAAAAGTATGGTGGAAACAGACCGTATGAACCCTATCCGACTCATGATGTAATCGACATCTCTGAGAAGAGAGTAGATGCGGGCCAGAAGGAAGCTATTGTTACTGCTATCGGTAACTCCACAGTATCAAAACAAGTGGCTAAGTATCTCCAAACCATGTCAGTTTCAACGTATAGCTATGGACAGACACAAGGGAAAATCCATTCAAAGAATGTTCATAGAGTGTACTCTGGTAACAAGATTCCAGGGGCAACTCCACGGATATTCAAGAAGAAAGACGGCTCCAGACTCAACAAGAACTCAGCAGTTGAACTCTTGCTGGACTGCTCTGGTTCCATGAGTGGTTCCAAGTACGCTATTGGGTCTGCTTGTGTAGTAGCGTTAAATGAGACTCTCACTGCTCTTCAAATCGAGCATGAGATACTTGGGTTCACTGCCCACAATAAGCTGACGACCTACGTCTTTAAGCCCTATGGGAAACGGGTATCCAAAGAGATGATGACAGATATTATGTCATCTCAGCAGGTCAATATGCACTACAACTGTGATGGGGATTCAATACTCTATGCAGCGGAGCGGCTACTGACTCGAAAAGAAGACCGTAAGCTGCTTATTGTCCTTTCTGATGGTTCTCCGTGTGGAGCGAATGGTGGTAATGCTGATCGGTACCTGAAGAAAGTCTGTAGCGATATTGAAACAAAGACTCCCATCGATCTAGTCGGAATCGGAGTGACCACAGACGTTGTGAAGAGGTACTACAAACACCACTGTGCAGTGAATGATCCAGAAGACTTGGATATGGTGCTGTTCAATGTACTAAAGGAGTTTTTGGTATGAGTGATACTGTTAATTCATGGGCTAACGAGTTAAACGAGCTTTTCTTTGGTAACAACGGGTTCACCAAAGAATCAGAGGAACCACAAAGTAACGGAGGAAAACTTATGAGAGTAGTATTGACCACTGATTACTTCGGCTTCAAGACTGGAGCCAGCTTTGAGGTAGTTGGAAAGAGCTCTGGCTCGTATCTGTGTAGGACAGACGGAACTGGGAAAAAGGTGCTTATCCCTTTTGATAAGTGCAAAGCTGTAGAGGCTACTGGTACCCCAACGGTTCCAGTAGTATCTGAGACAGTCACTCTGAATTCCGCTCAGTGGACTGTCATGGAGGAACTTAAGAAGTGTGTAGATGCTAGTGGGAAATTCCACGCTCCTTCTCGGGATATCCTTAGTGATGTGGTATCCGACTACATGAGTGATGCAGAAGTAGACGAAGATATCGCTAAGGAGCATGTGAATCTTATTGCTTCTCAGATAGCTGCTAAGTGCAAATTCATTATTGAAGTGCCTGGAGAAGCCAAAGAGAAAGAGGAGACTGCTGCTCTGGAACCAGAGATTCCAGTGGTCTCCGAAGTGTCTCCAGAGACAGAAACTAAGACGCCCAAGAAACGGGCTTCTAAGACACATGCTCCAGCCCCTAAAACTGTAATTAAGCTCTCCACAATCACTGGCGGAAAGCTCCCTCTCTCTGGATCTGACTATGACATCCCAGTATATGCTGAAACTCACTTCCCGGAAGCAGTGAGGCAGCATATTCCAGCTATTAATCCTGACTACCTCTGGGATACAGAGGTACTCGAAGGTATGGTGGTTGCCCTTTTGTTGGGGGAAAAGATGCTGATTACTGGCCCTCCGGGGACAGGGAAGACCACTGCTGTAGAGCAGTTTGCAGCTCATCTTAGGCAGCCATATATGAGACTCGGTGGTAGAGGCGACTTGGAAAGCTCCAGTTTCCTGGGATTCCCTTGGGCATCTGAGGGAGGTATGGAGTTCAAGTACGGTCTCCTCCCCCAAGGGCTCATGGGTGGTTTCATGATTACGATTGATGAAGTATTCAAGATTCCCCCTCATATCGCTATGGCTATGCAGCATCTGTATGAGAAGAACGGTTACCTGACTATAGATGATATGCCTGGGACTTCTGCGGATAAGATCATTAGGCCAGCTCCAGAGTTCCAGATGTTCCTCACTGATAACGTCAAGGGAACTGGGGATTCCATGGAGAAGTTTGCAGCTACTCAGATTCAGGATACGAGTATGCTGGATCGGATCAGTATCAACGCTCATCTCGACTACCTGAAGGAAGATGATGAAGTAGAGATGCTGAAGCATAAGTTCACTGGAGTCAGGAAACCAGTGATCCGTAAGCTGGTGAAGTTCGCTGGGCTTATTAGGAACGCTTACAAGTCCGGGGAACTGGCTCTCACTATGTCCCCAAGGGGTCTCATTGCTATATTGGATATGGTATCTAAGATGAAACTTCCTATGCTCACTGCGGTCAACTTGGCTTTCATCAACAAGATTGCTGATGATAACGAGAGAATGGCAGTGATGGAGATGTATAAGGTTTCTGGGTTGGATAATGAAGCGTCAAAGGGGCAATAGCTATGAATGAGAAATATGCTGTTTTTGAGGAAATTCTTAGTAGCTTAGTCTCTAATTCAGAAAAAGAACTCTTCGGGAAGAAAGAAAGTGACTTGAGTTATATGTGGTACTGGGCGTGGGACGAAGACCAAAGTATAGAGTGGAACACTTATAAATTCAGTGATTACCTTGAGTCATTCAAGAGAATTTGTCGTAGATGGGAAGAGCATCACAACGGGAGTTGCTGTGTGGTTGAACGTGTTAGGGATAAATATATAATGTCAAGAGTGAAAGAGTTTCTTGCTGAGTTGAAGAAACATAACTAAGTAACCGGAGGAATACTATGAAAATAATGAATCTGTTTGGAACCAATGGAAACACTGGCTCTCAGGTATCAGTTAACACTAACGCCAAGAAACTCAGTGAATCCGTGGAAGGGTTTGACGAAGCCGCTTTTGCACACTACATGTATCAGATTGTAGTGAACTTCAAAGGTCTCTTCGGTGGAACTACTCGGGCTCATATGGTACAGAAGATAGCTGAGAAAATGGATGACCCTTCGTTTCTCTCCGCTATCGCTTGCTTAGTTGAAGATGGACTCCCGGCTACCCATGCTTCATACTTCATTCATATGTCCAAAGCTGGAGCATTTGAAGAGATTCCTGTGGAACAGCTTGAGCAGGTACTCAAGCATATCGAAGCTCTTCAGGAGTACTTTGCTAGTGAGACTGAGAATCTTTTCAGTACTGTAGAGCAGCTTGAGCAACTTATAGAGAAAGCTAAGAGAAACCAGGGTAACTAAGGAAACTAAGGCACTTAAGATTACTAAGTAACACAGGAGTACACTATGAATCGTGTAGAGACATTCAGTAAACCGTTGGATATCCAGGGTAACTCAGAACCACTGTCTCCGGAGACAACTAATGTAGCTCTGGAAGAGCTCAACAAGAAATACCATACACTCCAAGGGAACTATTCAGATATGTCCTCTGCTTATCGAAGGCAGCTTGTGATTAACAAGGGCTTGGATAAGAAGCTGAAGCAGGTCTGTGAAGAAATTGGACACCACTTGTTTCTTATCCACAAAGATTCTAAGTGGCTCTGGAGAGCAAACATTGGGCTTACTGTGCTGCTCTTGGCTACTATCATTATTAAGCTCAGCTAACAAGGAGACACTATGAAACCTAAGCAGATTCAAATGAATCACCGAGATTCCAGTAAGATCACTTTCATTTGTCCCTCTTGTGATCGTCCGTATTACCAAGAAGAAAAAGGTGTCTGGGAACAGAGCTCAGCACTCATCGAGAAGCAAGCTAAGGCATACTATAGCTACTACCACAAATGCCACTGGAAGAAGTGATTACTGAGGAAACTATGAGAATTCACACAGTCACTGATGTAATGTACGAATGCAATGCTTGCTTTAACTCTCCAAACAAGATAATAGGAAGCTTATACAATCTAATGGTTCCCTGCGTTATCTCTTTTCGATGGATTGGGGTTGGAGTAGGTGAATCAGATGTAAAAGATATTTGTCTAAAAAGAACGGTTGAGGACTCTAGCCCACTCTGGGTAGAGAAATATAGGGAAGAGATACAAGTTGAAATCTAAGGAGTAAACTATGGTTAAAGAGGTGTCTACAAACTGGACCATGGTATCTGATAAATTACCTCCAGATAGAGTCTGGGTATTAGTAATTACTACTGATAATCAATTCGACAGAGCTTGTCTCAATCGCTTGAATTCACATGGTACTATGGAGTGGTATCTTCCCAGTGGTCCAGTGCTTTTTGGAGAGGGCTATGTAGTCAAATGGTGTTACGTTGATAAGAATTAAAAGAGGTATCTATGAATAACAGACCATGCCCAGCATGTAGAGCAATCGGAAAGGACGAAAAAGGGGACCACTTGTTTCTCATGAATGACAAGCGTACATGGACTTGTCTGCATGGAACCAAGTATCATCCAGTGTATATGACTAGAGAACCAGAGAGCGCCACGATAACTGAGACAATCGTGAGTCTCTCTGGTACAATGCCTCTGTCTCCAGAGACAACCCTTTTTATGTCAACAGCTACCCCAGATATCAGTTCTCTGGTATCAGTAGCAGACAGGGGTATCTCAGTAGAGACTAGACGAGTGTACTCAGTTGTTACTGAGTGTTCTCAGGTAGACGGGGCTCCAGTGAAGCACTATTATCCGGTCTATGTAGAGGGAGCACCATACACTTACAAAGGGAGAATCATTGAAACTAAAGATTTCTTTTGGGTAAAGAAGCTCAAAGGAAAGCAAGACCTCTTTGGTATCCAGACGCTCAAGGGAGTACCCAGGCGTCTAGTGTTAACTGAGGGTGAAGAAGATGCTATGGCTGTGTTTGATATGCTTAAGAAGACACACCCCGGAGTTCCGGTACTTGGTATCCCTGGCTCCAATGGGCTAGGAGTAGTAAAGAACAACATGGACATACTGAAGTCCATCGGTGAACTCTACTTTGCTCCTGACAATGATCCTCCCGGACAAGAGCTAGCTACTGAGTTGGCTAAGTTGTTTCCCCGTATCAAGATCATCAAGCTCCCACTCAAGGACGCTAATGATATGCTTATCGCAGGGAGACAGACTGAGTTTACTATGGCGTTTGATACAGCGGAGAAGTATCGCCCCCCGTTCCTGGTCAGAGTCCGGGATGTCAAACAGAAAGCCTGTGTAGCCCCTCAGTATGGACGCTCATGGCCCTGGCCTACGTTGCAGAAGTGGACGTATGGGATGAGAGATGGAGAGGGTATGTTCATTGGAGCGGGGGTGAAGATTGGCAAATCTGAGCTGCTCAATGAGCTGATAAAGCATAGAATCCTAGCTAACGACGGGGATATTCCAGCGGTAATCAAGTTTGAGGAGCAGCCCCCACTTACAGTTAAGAAGATCGCAGGAAAGATTGATTCATGTACTTACCACAAACCAGATGTAGCGTTTAATCTGTCCCAGTTAGAGCAGACAATTGATTCTATGGATGGAAAGTTTTTCATGTATCAAGCGTTTGGTCAAGCTGACTGGGCAACCTTAAAGGAGTACATAAGATATGTTGTTTCAGAGGGTAGTAAAACAATTATCATTGACCCTATTACGAAGCTTACTAATCACCTCAGCCCATCTGACACTGAGACTGAGCTCAGAAAGATCAGCGATGAACTCGCTTGTATGGCTCAGGACTTGGGCTTCTTCTACATCGTCACTTGTCACCTTAAAGCTCCTACAAATGGTGTGCCTCATGAGCGAGGGGGAAAGGTTGAATCTGTCCAGTTCCGAGGAAGTAGAGCGATGATGGAGAACTGCTTCTATATGCTTGGTATCGAGAGAAACAAAGACCCAAACCTCGAGGAAGCAGAGAGAAACACAAGCCAGTTTGTGTTGTTAGAGGATAGAAACTTTGGTAATGCTGGGAGATTCCCGGTAGCGTATGATGCGACTACCGGAGATTACCTTGAACCTGCTATGGTATTCTGAGGAGGAGTGAGCAATGGCTAATAGAGTGCAATACATGGTATGCAATGAGTGTTCAATACCTTGTGAGTTCTATTATGGTACCAATGGTACGCTTACGCCAATAGAAGACTTGGGGTGTATTGCTATAAAAAGAGACCGAGACAAAGCAAAGTGGAAAATAGTTGAAGTCTTTGATGAAGTAGAGAGGGAGAATTGAGCTATGCTGAAAACTAAGATCACATTGCTAGTCTGTGGTGTATGTAGGCATCCATGTGAGTTATACTATAAGGATACTGAGGATTCTAGTGTAATGCTAGAATATTTCTCTTGCCCAGCATCCAGAGACTGTGAAGCTAAGTGGGAAATCAAAGAAGTATTTGAGACAGTTGAGGGGGACTAGGTATCATGTTCGAAACATTAGATATTCTTATGGCAGTTGAAGCAGAGGAGAGCAAGGGAAAAACTAAGGTACGCTGGGAAGAAGAGGATCACAGTGACCTAAGGTCCGAAGATGACTGGTACGAAGTCCAAGGTATTCTTAATGAGTTCAGGAGGGAGTTCGATGAGTTTAGGAACCAGGGATAAAAGTGCAACTCTTTATATAATCCTTGAGTGCACTGCTTGTTTGAATGGTGACTCTTGCACTGAACCTTGTCAACTAATAATGCCCTATGGGCCAGGAGATGACGTAACTCTTTTAGAAAGCCAGATAAAAGAAGGAAGACTTTCGTGCACATTAAACGGATGTGATGCTCATGGCTGGAAGATAACTGAGAGAATCCAAGTGAATCGGGAGGAACAATGAAGATTAACTTAGAAGTACTCATGATTATAGTTGCATTTTTAGGAGGAGTGAACGCTGGTATCTCTGGTAATTACCATGCTGCTTTTGTGTGGATCATAGTGGTTCTTGCTGAAGGTTCAATTTATTACCAAGGAAAATCTATAGAAATTCTAGAGGAGAGAATATTCTTATATAAAAAGGCTCTCGGAGTTACTAGTAACCGGAGGTAATCATGGCATGGGAATACAATCCAGCGAACACCGTAGTCTTTGACATAGAGGCAGATGGGCTGCTGTTCGAGGCTACTAAGATACATTGTATAGTGATTAAAACTAGCATGAATACTTATCTTTTCTATGATGATATACATAGTATCAAAAGTTCTTTACACAACAGATGGGGTGGGATAGCTGATGGGATTAGAGAGCTTAAGAATTTTATTAATGACAGTCGTACTCTGGTTGGACACAACATATGTGGCTTTGATCTGCCTCTGATTAAGAAGCTTGGGTTATCTAGGGGTACTGAGATCACTCCTTGGAATTCCCAGATACTAGATACTATGTCAGTCTCTCAGGTCTTGTCTCCAGAGACAGAGAATTCGTTGGAATACTGGGGAGGTATCTTAGGTACCCCCAAGATAGAACACAATGACTGGACCCAGTTATCAGAGGATATGCTAACCAGATGTATTGGGGATGTGGAGCTGAACTGGAAACTGTATGAGTACTTTGGGAAGAACAAGGGACTCTATAAAACCAGAGAGATCAAGGGTAAACAGGAGCCCATTTGGCAATCAGCAGTGGACTTGGAGCAGAAGGTTCTATGGATACACTCAGGACAAGTGCTGAGTGGAGTACTGTTCGATACAGACAGAGCCATTGATCTCTACAACAATCTATCCCAAGAATTCTCTGAGCTAGAGATTGAAGTACAGTCAAGGCTCCCTTGGATTCAAGAGAAGACCAAAGGGGTTATCGAAGTAAGTAAGCCATTCAATGCTAACGGTTCTCTGTCAACTAGGGCTATGAAGTACGTTAGTGACAATGGTCCCCATTCAAGTCTAGCAGTTGGACCCTTCTCCAGAGTGGGGTTCAGGCAAGTCAATGTTAAATCCCCAGACGAGCTAAAGGGAGTGCTTCTTGGCCTCGGCTGGGAACCTACTGAGTGGAACTATAAGAAGGGTACTAAGGAAAAGTCCTCACCGAAACTCACAGAGGAATCGTATGATTCATTGCCAACTGGTCTCGGTAAAGACATTGCTCACCTCTTGACTTTGAAGCATCGTATGTCATTCTTAGTCAATGAGAAGGACTGTAGTAAGGGTGCAATAGGTGAGGTCAGATCGGACGGTAGACTCCCAGCGGAAGGGATAACTTGTGGTACTCCTACTGCTAGGTACAGGCACTCAGGTAAGGTAGTGAATTTACCCAGAGTTACAAGTGCTTACGGTACAGAGTTAAGGGAGTTGTTTAAGGTACCCGAAGGTATGGTAATGGTAGGCTCTGATCTCAAGGGGATTGAAGCTAGGCTCATGGGGCACTACTCGGCTATGTTTGATGGAGGCGCATTGATAAACGTCTTGTTACAAGAGGACATCCATACATACAATGCAAGGACTCTGGGGATATCCAGGAACGATGCTAAGATTTTTCTGTATTCACTAAGCTACGGTGCTGGTCCAGAGAAGCTGAGTAAGTTACTTAAGATACCAGTAAGTAAAGCTAGGAAGCTAGTCAAAGAATACTGGAGGATTAACAAGGGCCTAGATAAAATCAGGGAACTCTTGGTCCAGTCATTCAGAAGGAATCAAGGGTTCATCTATGGTCTGGACGGGCGTAAGGTGTTTATCAGGAGTGACCACAAGCTACTCAACAGCTTGATCCAGAGTTCCGCAGCTATCATCTTCAAGCGTTGGATGGTGCTAACGTATGAGTGGTACTGCGGAATCATCGGGGTTCTTATAAAACAACTTATCGCTTACCATGATGAGCTTGAGCATGAAGTAACCGATAGCCCCGCAAATAGAGATTGGATTGAAAAGAACTTAAAAAGAACAGCAAAAGCAGCAGGGGAATTCTACGACATAAAGATTCCCATTGAATGTGATGTGAAATTTGGAGGTAACTATGCAGAAGTGCACTAAGAATTCCAAGGGGCCTAAGCTCCCTCCGGTTGGGACTATATTAGTAGTAAACTCTATTGCTTCGACTAATCCTAGCGGATCAATAGCTAAAGTAGGATTTCTTTGTAGAGTTACTGAGGCAACTAAAGTTGCTAAACATGAAGGTTTAAAGCCTTTCTTTATAAACTTAGACTTTAATTTTAAAGAGAATGAATTTATTACAAGCACTGGTATCTGGGATTGGTATTGTCATGAGTTAGAAGAAATAACACTAATACAAGAGGATATATGAGTGAAGCTAAAGTGATACCTAAGCCTGGGAAGTATGAGTACGATGACAAGGATATCAAGAATGATATATCTTTTTGTAATTATGTAGTAAATAAATTCATCTCTTTCAAGAAACATCTTCAACCATTCAGGGAGGACATGGAACAAGAGGCTTTCATCTGGCTCATGGAAGCAAGGCATATGTTCAACCCAGACCTAGGGGTACCAATGAATACCTTTGTATACCAGAGAGTACTGTTTTCTTGTTACCTTTATGAAAGAAAAGAGTATAGGAATTTTAGATACAAGAGTACTAAGAAATCCAAGGGTACCAAGGGTATTAATGGGAACTCCAAGGAATCTAAGTATTCTATAGAAGAGATAATAAATAATGAATCTCATTTATGGGATATCCCTGAGCCTATTAATTTTGAAGAGTCCATAGATGACCCTAAGGCAGACCACCATGTGATTGAAATGGAACTCGAAGATGTTCTGAACAAAGCAAAACTCACTGCTAGGCAAAGAGAGATACTTGAACTTTACTTACACTATGGCAACTCGGATCAAGAGGTAGCTAAGAGACTCGGGGTATCAAGGCAGACCGTGGCTCTGGCTATAAAGACTATTATACATAAGGGCAAGGGGGTATTGGGGTGAAAAAGTATTATGATGAACCTTATTACGCAGTAACAATAAATAAATCTGGAGTCTCTGAATCAATTTATGATCTTAATATTGGAGACTTAATAATGATTGTAGGGGAGGACTCAGATGGAGAACACATCCTTGTTATTTTGGAAGATGAGTTTGAAACTTTGGCTAAGGGGGTTTCAACAACATACTGGGGAGAACGAGAAGACTTTGAACCAATCCAATTACTTACAGATGCTTGACAAGATGTACTAGGTTTGGTACTATTTGGTTGCCACTGAGTGAACCGATGCAAACCAAGTAAACCAAGATGGGCAAATGAACCAAGGGAAGACTAACGTGATTACTGAACAGAACCAATGCAACCCAATGTAACCCAATGCAACGGAGGAAAACAAATGAGTAAACCAACGATTCAAGAAATGCAGAGCGCTTTTGAAGGGAAGTATCAGAAGTTTCAGATTCAGAGCACAGAATGCCGATGGGCTAGGGTCCATAAGCCGGATGAAGGGAACGCCAAATACTCTATTAAACCAGCTTGGAAGATTGACTTGTTACTGAGTGAAGCTCAATATACCGAGATGAAAGCCATTGGATTCCCGGTCAAGGAAAAGGAAGGTGAGTACTTCATCACTGCTAAACGCAAAGTACATAACCCAGACGGGACACTTCGCACCCCTCCTGTAGTGGAGTTCCCCGATGGCACTCCATGTACTGACGCAATAGGGAACGGTAGCATTGTCACAGTGCACTGCTCCGCTAAGTTCTTCTCAGTAGCAGGGAAGACCCACCTTCCACTTTATTTTGACAAGGTAGTAGTAGAGAACCTTGTAGCTTTCAACGGCGCTGGATCGAACAACATAGTATTCTAAACAACTGCCTTGTCTCTGGAGACAGAAATTCTGGTGCAGACCTAACGCCGTCTTAGCAGCATTTCTCAGGTACCTGAGACAAGGCTTTCTTTTCTGGTACAGAGGAACTTTAGAACTAAACTCAGTGGCAACTGGAGATTAACTGATGGCAAACAAAGATGTTATGCTGATTTCAGATCAAATAGAAGACATGAAAAAGAATGGTACTTACAAGGAGCCAAAGAAGAATCCCTTGTCGAGTATGGTATGCAGGACTGGGTTCGCTGAGCCGAACTCAAGTGATGTAGTGTACTTGATAGATGCTGATGTATTTGCATACAGAGCAGCAGCTACTTGTGATGGGAAGATGTATAAGGTGAGATACAAAGTATCCAATGAGCCAGGGGTACACAGTGCCAAGGGTTACACTACTCGATACAAGAAGGACATGGACGCCTACTGTGTAGCCAATGGTATCGAGAATCCCAAGATCACTACAGTATTAAAACCAGAACCAGAGTCATATGCTATACACAATGTAGCTATGGCGCTGGAGAGCATGTATAACACTATAGCAGATAAGATTGGAAATACAGATAGGCTTTTCTTCGAACTCTACCTCACTGGAGCTACTAACTTTCGAAAGGAAGTGAATCCATCGTACAAAGAGAAGCGCAAGGAAGAACACAAGCCAGTGCATCTGAACGCTTGTAAGCAGTACTTGATGGACAAGTTCGGAGCAATGTCTGTGGATAGACTCGAAGCAGACGATGTGTTGGCTATCAGGAACAAGCAACTGAATGAACTTGGAGTAGCCAATGTGATTGTCTCTGTAGACAAAGATTTGCTACAGATTCCAGGGGTTCATTACAATCCGATCAAAGATGAGCTTCAGAGTATCAACGATATCACTGCTCGTTACAACTTCTGGAAACAGGTACTCATGGGAGACGTAACTGATGGCATCTACGGTATCTCTGGTGTAGGCCCCAAGACTGCTGAGAAAATCCTAGCTACAAGGGATTCTGATTTAGATGAAAGCTTCTTCATTGCGTCTCTTCTTGCTTATCTCAAGGATGTAGAGAAGAACATCCCGCAGGAAATGTCTGGGTATCTAACACCAAATGATAAGTATGACCTTGCTTTAGCAGCACTAACAAACGTGGCGAAGCAGGTTCATTTACTTAGAGACCCTAAAGAAGTTTGGGAACCACCACTTACTAGAGGAGCAATGTTACCAAGTGAGATACAAGCGATACTCCAAGAAACCCCAGAAAATGGGGAAGTACAAGAGCAAGTTTGAAGCGACAGTAGCGGCCCTATTACCAACTGCCGAGTACGAGAGCAGAGAAGCTAAGGTACACTACAGGATGTCTCGGGTATATCAGCCTGACTTCACCTTTACCGGGAAAGAGTGGTTACTTATAGAGACTAAGGGTTTCTTTCGGGAAGGAGACGCAGCAAAGTACAAAGCTATAGCTGAGACACCTGGAGTTGAGCTAGTGTTTCTCTTCTCGAATCCAGAGAAGAAGTACGGCCAGGTAAGGAAAGACGGTAGCTACATGACATACAGAGACTGGTGTAACAGGTATGGGATTCTATGTTATTCGGTGCAGAATGTACCTGAGGTTCTCTGTTCCGGGGAGGTAACTAAGGAATGGATTCAGATAGAAAAGCAAAAGATACCCAAGACTCCCAAGGGAATCAGGGAGAGTCTAAGTTCAGATGCTCAATTAGAATAGACGGGATGTATGTGAGTACGTTTCGATACACTTGTAAGGACTGTAGGTTTAGTCTGCTTATGAGAGATGGTTCATTCAAAACTAGTGACCCAGTACAAGCACTAGAGCATTCACTGAAACACGGAGACTACTGTGATGCTACTCATCCTCAGTACTTAGCGATCCTTGGGAAGCTGGAAGCTATAATACTGAATGCTCAGGAGCAAGAGAGTGTTAGAGAGGTAAAACTCAAGAAGTTAGGAGAGGATATAAAGAATAAATATATAAGTGGGAGGAGCTACTAGTGATGTGCTACAAAGATCGAACCTGGTGTAGAGAGAACACCTGTACACACAAGAACAAATGCGACAGGTTCTTCACTGATACCGATGCAGCTAATGCGGAAGCATGGTGGGGTTCCGAGGGGGCTCCAGTGTGTTTCTTTGGAGAGAAGCCAAAGTGTTACTTAGGGGAGTCGGTGGATTTTTTGGGAGATGAATTCAAAGTGGGGAACTAAAGTATCGGGGTATAGCTCAGTCTGGTAGAGCGCCCGCTTTGGGAGCGGAAGGTTCGCTGGTTCAAATCCAGCTACCCCGACCAGATACCAGTGAGTTCAGTAGTATCCAAGTGTGGCGGAACGGAATACGCATCAGTCTTAGGAACTGACGCTCGTTAGAGCATGAGAGTTCGAGTCTCTCCGCTTGGACCAGATGCCAGAGAGGCCAATGGAATCTGTCTCTAGAGACGATTGCTTAGTAGGGAATCTAGATAATAGCTAGGTAGTACTAAGCTAAGGGTCTAGGTACTAGAGACAGATACCTTGGGTTACATAAGAACACACAGAGGTATAGCCTAGTGGTTGAGGCACTGGACTTTGACTCCGGTAACGGTGGTTCGATCCCATCTACCTCTGCCAAGCGTTAGATGTAACACAGAATACACTCCAGAGTAGTCTAATTGGAAAGGCACTTGGCTGTTAACCAAGGTATTCCAGGTTCGAGTCCTGGCTCTGGAGCCAATTCATGAGTAAAGCCACAGTAGCTCCAACGGTAGAGCAACTGCCTTGTAAGCAGAGGGTTGGGAGTTCGAGTCTTCCCTGTGGCTCCAGTTGCATTAAGCGATTCAAATGTTCCCATAGCTCAACGGAAGAGCGATCTGCTTATAACAGATTGACGGCTGGTTCGACTCCATCTGGGAACACCAGTGACCAGAAGCAAATCAAATACCAGGAGGAAAGTAAATGAAAATTACAAAGATTATGAGTGTAATAGTGTTGGGTGTAATGATTTCAGCGAGCTCTTTTTTATCAGGATGTAGTACCGATGCTGATGTTGCTTCTAGGAATCTCTCTATTGCAGCAGATAGCTTTCAAATTGAGCGAAGGATTGTATTCTTTGATACGTGGACAGATACCTATCTGCTTTCTATAGAAGGGCTTTGTTCAATTAAGAGCGGAGCCGGAACCACTGGTACTGAAGCCGTAGCAGTTACTTGTAAGACTGGGCAAGATGAGTATAAGAAACACTATCTTGGTCTCGGTGGGAATGTTACTTATTTTTCTGAACAGATTAGAGAAGCTGAGGTTAATGTGTATCACTATAAAGTTATTTTTAAACCACAGAGTATTGTGCCTGACGTTGATCTAAGTGTTGGAAACTAAGAGAACTTAATTCAACTAAGTAACCGGAGGAAAACAAATGAAGGAATACAAAGTAGAAGTAATAGTAGATACTAATGATGCAGATTATGTAACAGAAGTGTATAATGTGTCAAAAGAAAAGCTTGATGAGCTAAAAGGTATTATAGATAAAATCAAACCACTCTTTAGAAATCCAAAGAATCCTGGGATAGAAGAGTATGATGATTCAGAACTTAGACAGTACTATGGGCCTCCTTTGTTAACTGAAGAGGAGCTTGATATTCTACTTGACTTCATACCCGTACCGGAGCCTGGGTATTCTCAGCTAGAAGGTATAAAGTTTTATAAAATTATTGAAGAAGAAGAGCTTCTTTAGGAGGAAATCAAATGGAAGAGATTATGATAACAGAGGTAGAGGGAGACCTGAGTGGGTTAGGGTACGAATACAAAGATCACTATGAACCTGGACCCAAGGATCACTATAAGCATTTAGCTGAGTACGTTTACAAGCGGGATAAGTATGGTAACAAAGATAAGACCAGACCAGTTGGGTGTCTCTTTGCATACCGAGATGAAGACGACACAGTACGTCTTGGTTGGTCAGCGTATAACTTCATTGGAGAGCTGTTCGCAGGGAATCGTTTCAACAAGGACCAAGCATCAGAGATAGCAGTACGGAGAGCAATCAAGGGGAGATTCTATTACACCGAGGATATTCCCTACTCGCTTCATAAAGAGTTGCCCAGGTTTCTAGATAGATGCCATAAGTATTTCAAAGAGTTTCCAGTGAACGTAGATAATCCAGGGAGCACTGGTAAAGCGATATGAGTACCAAAGATCACGTCATAAAGACTGAGGATAACGACACAAAAGCCAAGGGTGTTGTCGTAAAGATCGAAGGTGTAGCCATAAACCAAGATAATTGCGCTACTAAGAAGTTTAAACGGAGCTACCTGTACACTTGTGAGTACAGTGACATCAAGGAATCCAAGGATTGCCAGCATCACTTTCATGGAGAGTGCACAGTGTTTGTCTCTGGAGACAGTTGTCCATTTCAGAGAGACGGTGGGAGCTTAGCAAATTTACTGAATAAACTAATGGGAGGACAATGATGAGTTTCTATGAGTACTGGGCTAACAGAACAGCATGTGATGTATTGGAAGAGATGAGGAAGTGCAACGAGACAAGAAACTATTGCTCTCTTGTGGGTCTCATCGAAGAACTTCAAGGTATGTGTAATAGGATGGAGTCTGCATTGGGTGACAAGAAGCAAATTCAGAGAATGATCGAGGACAGAGCAGAGCTCAAGGCTGAGGTCAAGAAGCTTGAGAAGCAAAAGAAAGAACTTAAGAAAGAGATAGAGGCTAATGAATAGGAACCCAATGAATCTGAACCAGAGACTAACTAAACGATATGACAATGAAATTGTATTGGCATTTGCTGATACACATTTTCCGTACCAACATAGGGATACGTTTAAGTTCTTAAAGAGGGTTAAAGAGGAGTACGAACCAGACCGAGTGATTCATGCTGGAGACTTGTTGGATCAGTATGCGTTCTCTGCATATCCCAAGGCTCCTAACCATGAATCCCCTTCTTCTGAGATAAGTAGGGCTGTGGACTGTTGTGAAGAGTTAGCTGAGCTGTTCCCCCGTATGGACATCATTGCCTCTAACCACGATGATAGGCTCTACAAGAGTGGAACTATGGCTGGGATACCAAAGGAGATGATTGTACCCTACAACCAGCTTATCAGAGCCCCTAGCACCTGGAGATGGAGTACTGATCTTAGCATCACAGTGAACTCTACTAGAGAGAAGCTCTACTTCAGACACACAGCCTCTGGTTCCACATATAACGTAGCAAAGACTATGGGAATGACTACGGTATTGGCCCATGCTCACTCGAAGTTCGGGATACAGGGGATACATTCACCAACTAAGCTCATCTATGCAGTGGACACCGGATGTCTCATCTCAGACAAGGGGCCACCATACGCTTATAACAAGGGCTCAGTAATCCGACCCATTAGGGGAGCAGTGGTTATAGTATCCGGGATGCCAGTGGCTATCTCGTTTGAATCTTTCCTACGGTAGAGGCCACAGGGGTACCATGAAAAGGCTTACTATCAAAAAGATGATTGAACTGCTCAAGGAGAACTATTCCCTGTGTGAACTAGAGGAACGGATAGAGGTTACAGTAGCCGACTTAGAGGATGGGCTTGAGGTTTGGGTCGAAGAGAGGTACGAGCAAGTCTCAGAAATGCTTAAAGAAGATTTACATTTGGAGGAGTGACCTATGGATAGCTTGGAACTTAGGCTTCATAAAGTATATGACTGGAATAATAAGAACGGTATGGATATCCTTGATACCCAAGACGCCACTGATACCCAAGATACCCAGGATGAGGGGTGTCAGTGTCAAACGCTGGAAGGCAGGAGGAAGTCAGACAAAGAGCTAGGGTTAAGGTATGTAGCACCCATGTTCTCTTGCCCAGTTCCAGTTGTTGATGCAGAAGAGGAGATTGGGAAGTGCTTGAGTGAAGAAGAAATCGTAGAGTACCTAAAGGATACTGGGCAGACTCCAGTGGTTCCAATGGAACAGAGGATTACAAGGGAGTGTGATGTAGTCAAGTCTATGCTTCTACTCAAGAACAAATGCTACGGTAACTCAGCCGCTGAGCCGATCCGAGTGTTCAGCACCTCAGATTCACTGGAACAGATGAGAGTCCGTATAGATGATAAGCTGTCCAGGATCGCTAAGGGCACTGAGTATCCAGGGGATGATACGATACTTGATCTGATTGGGTACTTGGTACTCTATAGGATTTTAAGTAAGGGAGACTAAGTATCATGCCAACTTACACTTATCTCTGTATGGTCTGTCAAAAGAAAGAGGATAGGCTTGGTATCCCAGTTGATCTACGGAATGACCAATATTGTAAGGAGTGCGGAGAGAAACTGGTTAGACAACTGAGCTTACCCGAGTTCCACCTTAAAGGCTCTGGCTGGTCTAAGGATGGGTACGCTACTCATTACGGAGACGTGTCTCCAGAGACAGCTAAGATAGCTAAGCAGCAGATGAAAGAACATAGGAAAGCGAGGAGAGTAAAGTGAGTGAAATAAAGAGACCAGTAACTAAACTTATGGAAGGTAAGATGTATGTAGCTGGTGCAGATGACTGGCTTATTACTGAGCAGCATACCATAGCAGACATAGTTAGGTATCTGATTGATGTAGCTGGTGGTACAGAGGAGATTGAGTACTTTCTGGATGAAGCTAAGAAGGGGGAACTATGATTAAGTTCAATAGAAACACAGGGAAACTTGAGCTGGTCTCAGTAATCCCGAGGGCCACTGGAATCTACGAGCAGCTCAACCGTAAGACACGGAGAGCTATGGTATTTCCACCACATAATATGAGACTCCGTAGCAAGGTAGCGTCTCTAGAGACAGACTTGAGATTGGTAGGAGTGACCGTACCTAAGCATCGGTACAACTCTAAGCAACTCAGTGGGTACTATAGCCGCCTCTTGAACAAAGCTGAAGCTGTAGCGAGAGACGTGGAAGAGACTATTGGGTAACGGAGGGGGCTAATGAAGTACTACCTAACAGATTTACTAAAATTTAATGGATTCCTAGCGTCAGGAGTCTTTTGGATGTTTGTGATTTATAAGATGATTATGGCTTCAATGTAACTGGGGGGTTCTATGCACTGTGCATTCTGTCTAAAGACAAAGCAGGAAGTAGAGAAGCGTAAGGAGTTCTTGATTGAGCGAACCCCAGAACTCTGTATCTGCTCTGCTTGTGTAAAGAAGTTTAAGAAACAGATAGCCAGAGAGGAGCCTCAGACATCATGAGGGACCAAGGAGCGTCTATGAGATTCGAAATAAGGGACATCGGTGGATACAAAGATATCCGACTACACTTCCATGAACACAGAGCTGACTTGGGCATCTATAATCCGATGGAAGTGGAAGAAGTAATAGAGCAGTTGTACAGAGCGATTGATATACTAGCTGGTAACAGAGTATCCAGGTATAAAGGAGAAGAGCATGTTGAGTGAACGAGAAAAAAGAGATTTGATTATAGAGTATAAAAATTTGAGGGAAAAGTATAAGAGGCTTAGAGCAGATCAAGAGTATCTCAATGTAGAGTTCGTAAAGATGCAAGATAGAAAGAGAGCTATTGATATTGAATTCAGGAAAGATATTAACGAGCAGCTTCTTGATGGGGAAGAGGAGGACTTGTTTTGGTAGGATGCTATAGAATTATAGGAGAGCCCCATGAATGACCTTCAGAAATATATTCATCTTAGTAAATACGCTAGATACCTTGACTCTGAGAAGCGAAGGGAGACTTGGGAAGAGACAGTAGATCGGTACTTCGGTTTCTTCTTAATGCAAGATAAGTTTCAAGGGTGGGTAGACTCAGATGTTCCCTCTGGAAATGGGTGGGAGCCTCTTATTAAAGCAGTAAAGAGTATGGATATCATGCCTAGCATGAGGGCTCTAATGACTGCTGGGCCAGCGTTGGAGAGGGACAACGTATCCGGGTTCAATCCAGTCGTTGGCACTACTAAGGTGTTAACAAAAGAGTTTGGGTATCTTCCCATCTCTGCCTTGGAAGATAAGGAGGCAACCGTACTTAATGTAAACTCTAAGTGGACGAAAGCAAAGTTTAAATGCTACGGCAAACAGAGCATCAGAAAGGTTGTTCTAAAAAAGAACTCAAACACGATGCATACTATGTATTGCACAGGCAATCATAGATGGGTTGATGTAGACGGGAATGTGCTTTCAACAGACCAACTAAAGCCTGGGAAGGGCGGGACTAAAATACCTTTTGCAAGCTATAAAAGAAATGTTGATACCGACTCTATAGATTATAAATTAGGGTGTGTACATGGTATTATCTTTGGGGATGGTACAACACAGTACTCACAGAAAAGAGTAAAAGGCTATATGATAAGAGTATGCGAAGACCAAGAAGAGTTTTCTAAATACTTTGAATTCTTACCAGAAGTTAGGATTAGTTACCCACCTTCTGCAAATGGTGATCCTGTAATTAAACTTTTCTCTGACTTCGCTAAGACCCACGATTTAAAAGATTTACCAGATTATGATAATGAAACCGAAGATTATATGGTTGGTTTCTTCCGAGGTTGGCTTGCAGCAGATTGTCATGTTGGAAAAAATTCTCATGTATCCTTGTGCTTATCTGAGGAGTATGCAAACTGGTTTTTAAAACACTCTGCTCGTTGGGGGTATGTTGCTCAGAACGTGAGAGAGCTTGGAAGTAAAACTAATTTTGGTACTAGAACCAGGAGAACCTTTACAATATCAATAGATAGAACATCCCTCACATCTGAGGACTTCCTCATCAAACGAAAGCGAGACAAATTTATTCCATTGATATCTAAGTTCTGTATAGACTCTGTTAAAGAACTAGAAATACAAGAGGAAGTATTTTGTGCAGAAGTCCCAGATACAAATACTTTTGTTTTAGAAAGGGGATTAGTTACTGGAAACTGTGCAGCCATAGCGATCAATCACCCAAGGTGTTTTGATGAGATAATGTATCTCCTGAGCTGTGGGTGTGGAGTTGGGTTCTCAGTAGAGCGACAGTATGTCAATCAGCTACCGGACTTACCGGAGGAGCTTAATGAATCAGAGACAGTTATCAAAGTCAAAGACAGTAAGATCGGCTGGTCAACTGGTTACAAAGAACTTATCTCTATGCTCTATTCCGGGAATATTCCTAAGTGGGACCTTAGCTCTATTCGTCCTGCTGGCTCTCGACTTCGTACCTTTGGAGGCCGTGCTAGTGGCCCTGAACCTCTCGGGGCTCTCATGTCTTTTACCGTTAGGACTTTTAGAGTAGCAGTGAAAGAGGGAAAGCGGAAACTGAATTCACTGGAAGTCCATGACATCTGTTGCAAGATTGCTGATGCGATCATTGCGGGAGGAGTACGCAGGAGTGCCACGATAAGTTTCTCAAATTTAACTGACGACCGTATGCGCCGAGCAAAAAATGGTGACTGGTACTCCACAGCCCCCTACCGGACACTGGCTAACAACTCAGTGGCTTATACTGAGAAGCCGGATTTAGACAGCTTTAGTAAAGAGTGGAGAAACCTTTACATCTCTAAGTCCGGGGAGCGAGGGATAGTAAACAAAGAAGCTCTGAGAGCAAAGGCTGAGAGTTGCGGGAGAGAGTACAAAGGGGACTACTTGCTAAATCCCTGCTTTCATCCAGATACTGAGGTTGAAACAGTGAATGGCAGGATGAAGATAAAAGATATAGTTGAACCTACTTATCTTTATTCAATGGATAAAGCTGGGAATCTCTGTATCTCTTTGGCAACACCATCTTGGAAAACTAAAGAGAATGCTGAAACTATTCGTATACACTTGAATACTGGGAGAGTATTAACTGTTACTCCAGATCATAAAGTGTTTAAACTGGGACCAGATAAAGGCATTGATAAAGGAAAGAATGAGTGGGTTGAAGCTAAAGATTTAAAAGTAGGAGATAAACTTAATGGCCTCTATCGTGTAAGGAGAGGAGCAAGATACTCGGGTATAAAATTATCTACAGATGAGTCTTATAGGATGGAACATCGTTTAGTTTATGAGGGAGTGAATGAACCACTTCTCCCAGAGTTCGATGTTCATCATATAAATGGAGACACATATGATAATTCAATAAGTAACCTGGAAGCTTTACACCACTCCACACATTCAACTTTAACTAGGTATGAGTGTGAAAATAACCACATGATTAAAGGGAGTGATGGAAAGTTTATAAAAACTACGGGAGGTATGCCTAAAATTATAGTACCACTCCCGGACATCTATAAGACAAATACAAAAAATCAAGGAGTTAAGGTTGTTAATATATCTGTTGGACCAGTGACGGATGTATATGATATATCTGTGTATGATTCTAACACTCTGATAACAGAGGGTGTAGTTGCTGCAAACTGTGGTGAGGCAATCCTTCGGGACAGCGGTGGTTTATGCAATTTAACAGAAGTAATTGTAAGACCAGAGGATACCCTGGAAACCCTAAAGGAGAAGGTTAGATTAGCTACGATACTCGGTACACTTCAGTCTACTCTAACTAACTTCCGATATCTTCGTAAGGTCTGGAAAGACAATGCAGAAGAAGAGCGGTTACTAGGGGTGTCACTTACTGGTATCATGGATCATCCGGTTATGAGTGGAAGAAGTGGATGGGGAATTCTTGGTATAAATAAATCAAAGTATAACATTGGTGACAATGAGTTAGAAGATACATTGGCACTACTCAAGGAGGTAGCACATGCCACGAATAAAGAGTGGGCAGATAAGCTTGGGATTCAGCCAAGCAAACAATTAACTTTAGTTAAACCATCTGGGACAGTCTCTCAACTTGTTAACTCTTCGAGTGGCATTCACCCACGTTACGCTAGGTACTACATACGAAGAGTTACTCAAGATAGCAAGGATTCTCTCACTGGCTTTTTAGTTGACCAGGGAGTCCCCTATGTTGTCTCTGGAGACAAGTACATATTCAGCTTCTATGTAGCTGCTCCAGCGAACTCAGTAACCACTAGGGATATGAGTGCAATGGAACAACTTGAACTTTGGTTAGTGTACAGAGATCATTGGTGCGATGGGAATCCTAGTCAGACTATTTACTATAGCGACAATGAATACTTCGCTATAGCTCAGTGGGTATGGGATCACTGGGATTCTATTGGAGGACTTAGTTTCTTCCCTAGGGCAGATGGAGAGTCTGTCTATGAAAACGCTCCATATGAAGAGATAACTGAGGATCAGTATAAACAAGCCACTGAGGGATTCCCCTCGATAGCTTGGGAACTCTTTGTAGAAACAGAGGATACCACTACTGGTATGCAGGAGTACGCTTGTGCAGGTGGTAGCTGCGACATTTAAGGAGGATACCATGAAAGAGTTACTGTTTTCAGTAGGAAAGAAAAACCTAGACATTGAGTTCTTCTCTGGTACTGGAGCTGGTGGGCAGTATAGAAATAAGCACCAGAACTGTGTTAGGATAAAGCACAAAGAGTCTGGGGCCATGTCCACCGGTCAGTCCAACAGGGAGAGACCAGCGAATATAAAGGAAGCATTCAGCAGCCTAGTTAAGAACCCCCTGTTTGTAGTATGGCATAACAAGAAGATACAAGAGATATTGTCAGGTAAGACTCTCGAAGAAAAAGTCAAGGAATCCATGAAGCCTCAGAACCTTAGAGTAGAGGGAAAAGTAGAGGGTAAGTGGACTGAGATAAACTTAGCACAGGAGATGCCATAAGATATGAAAGAAATAAGCAGAAGGGGTTTTATTAAGTTAGCTATAGCCATAGGGGTATCAGTAAGTATTCCTAGTGGAATTTATAAGTTAGTCTCCAAAGATAATACTTATGAAATTCTAAGACAAGAGATAATCCTAAGGCAAGATGACTTCCATAGAATATGGAGAGCAGTAGTTCGAAGGCCGGGGGAGGACTACCAAGCTTATGTAGCATTTGAGTATGATGAGCAGAAGTATGACTTTAGTGGGGTAACAGAGTTTACTGATTTCCCAGATGTTATCAAGGGAGATATGAGGCAAGCTCTTGATCTACACTACAACACTAGGAGGCCCAATGAGATTAGTTTACTGTGATATATGCAAGGCAGAAATAAAGTACTACAGTTCACAGGGAATATCCTGTGGGATATCTGGTATATCAGGTATGACGCTTAAGATATTGTGTTGTAACCTTGATTCATTAGGGCATCATGAAGAGATATGTATTGATTGCATAATCAAAATGCTAGAGAAGAAGAAAGAAGATACCAAGGAGGTTCAATGATTACCATAACCACTGATTGTATGGGATGCGAGAAGTGTCTTGACACATGCCCACTAGGTGCCATAAGCATGATAGTCTATGCTGTGATAGACCAAGATAACTGTGCTGGCTGTGGGAGTTGTAAAGATGCTTGTCCAGTGGAAGCTATAGTGGAACTACATGGGAACTATTGAGAACCAAGGGAGGAGCTAATGTCTCGGAAACTAGCAACGGTTAGAGAGATCAGTAGCATTGCCAATATCCCCGGAGCAGACAACATAGAGTTAGCTCGTATAGATGGGTGGCAGTGTGTAGTGAAGAGAGGGGAGTTCGTACCAGGGAGTCTATGCGTTTACTTTGAAATAGACTCTGTACTCCCTGAGGCATCTTGGTCAGAATTTCTGAGACCCAGGAAGTTCAGAGTGAAGACTATAAAGCTCAGGGGAGAACTCAGTCAAGGTCTCGCTTTGTCTCTGGAGACAGTCGGGCTTGTTGAGTCTTGGGCACTTGGAGCAGATGTTACTGAAACTCTCGGAGTGAAGCTCTATGAAGTCTCTGGCTCCAAGGACTCGACTACTCAGTGCTACTCAAGAAAACCACCGCCCCATAAGTGGTTACTGAGATTTGGAATAGGCCGAAGGATTCATAGCTACCTCTACCCCAGGGCGTCTGGTTCATGGCCTGAGTGGTTTCCAAAGACCGATGAGGAACGAGTGCAGAACGTAACTAGCTTCACTCCGTTCTACGGTAAGCAGATAGTATGTACTGAGAAACTAGATGGGCAGAGTGCTACTTACTTTTATAACCGAGAGTTTAGAAACGGTCTCTTTAACCGAGGGCTATACGGTGTATGCTCCCGTAATGTCTGGAAGAAGTGCAGGGATGGGAGCACTTGGTGGAGCATCTCTGGTATCTATAGCATCGAAGAGAGACTCACTGAGTATTGTAAGAAGAACAACCTTTCGTTAGCTATCCAAGGGGAGATCGTGGGTCCAGGGGTTCAAGGGAATAAGTATGGACTCTCGGAATTACACTTCTTCGTCTTTGGTATCTGGGATATAGACACTAAGCAGTACCTGAGTTACGATAAGAAACTCTGTATCTGTGCAGCCCTTGGGCTCTATGCAGTACCGGAAGTTTGGGTTGGAGCAATACCACAGAACAGAGACCCAGCGTTTATGAGAACTTACTT